ATAGTGAGGTTACCACCAGAGGAATCAAATGCTAATGTTGATACACCCGCAACTGCAACTGTACCCGCACTGTCCAATTGACCCTGTGCGTTTACTGTAAATACTGGAATCTGAGATGCGTTACCGTATGTTCCCGCAGTTACTCCAGTATTTGTAATAGAGATAGTATCATTTGCGGAATCATATGTGATTCCTGTTCCACCATCTAATGCGTCACCTAAATCGGAATCAAAGTTTGTTTTGGTGTAGACTTGTTCTACATCAAATGAGAATGCTCCAGTCGATTGGTTATATGACAAGTCACCTGAAGCGCTTAGGTAACTACGAATACTTGCGATAGCACTAGCACCACCAATTCTAGCATCAAAGGCGTTATACGCTCTAGCAAGAGTGAAATAATGGTTAAGACCACCTTCTGACAATTGATTAGTTGTTTGGATACCAAAGTCACTGTCGAAACGAGTGGTTGTATAATAGAGGTTACTTCCTTCTGACAATTGGCCAGTGTTTGCATCACCCAGTGCAGAGTCAAATCTCGCACTAGTATAATAGAGATTTGTACCCTCTGCTACGTTACTTGTTGATTTAGTTGTGAGTCTGACATCAAAATCAGAATCAGCACGAGTGGTAGTGTAATAAAGGTTTGTCCCTTCGGCAACATTCGCTGTTGATTTAGTTGTGAGTCTGACATCAAAATCACTATCGGCACGAGTAGTGGTATAGTAGAGGTTTGACCCTTCGGTTAAACTTGCGGTGGTTGACGATGTTTCGTCTAATAGTTTGTGCCATGCACCCGCATGTGAAAAGTAACCCTTACCAGTTCCATGTACGTGTGCGAACATACCATGATAGGTTGATGCACTAGGTAAGTCACCTTCCGCACTGTACATGTTACCGAATAGAACTTTACCAGTAGTTACAAGACTCTCACTACCTAATGTCCAATACTCATTACCCTCATCCCATAAGAATGATTTGTTTGGTTGGTCACCACGTTCAATCTCAATACCACCGTCTTCGGTGGGTGTTCCTGTTGCGTTCGAGTTGAGAACAATTGTGTTATCAGCAAGGTTAATCGTTTCGGTGTTTAATATTGTCTCTGTACCAGTAATGGTCAGATTACCATCTAGGACGGTATTACCAGTTACTCGTAGAGAACCAATGTTTGCACTATCGAAAGTCGCTTGACTTCCTGTTAAATTTGAACTAGCTAGGTTAACAATGGTCGCACTATCAATCGTTGCACCATTAAGTACAGTTACACCTTGGTGGAACGTATCATTGATATCCGTTCTTGCGATATCAGAGTCATTAAATGTTGCAACACCAGTTAGAGTATTAAACCCCAAAATATCACTGTTGTTAGTAACCAGAGATATCTGTAACGCCTGTTTAACCCCACTATCATTAATAGAAACAAACTTACCGCCACTATCTTTTAGTTGTAGTGTTCCGAGGGTGATAGTTTGTCCAGAAAGATATAAATCTCTCCACTTTTTCGATGCCGTACCGAGGTCATAGACTTCATTAGAATCTGGTACTAAACTGCCAGTAAATTCTCCACCAGTAAATCCAAAGTTGTATACGAGATTGTTACTATCATAGTTAACTGTTAAATTATTAGAACCACGAAGAGCGGTTACTTCATAATTACCAGTAGACGATTTGTACGCAAGAATCGAACCATCAGATTCTGTAGTATCAGTATTAACACCAGATAGATTGTCAATAGAAAAAGCACCAGATGTGACTCTCTTTACGGGAGTCCCAACTATAATCTTTTTCAGTATAATTTTATCTACAGCCATGTTGTTTCCCTTTTATTTCGTGACCGAAGGCGACACTTCAATCTGACCCTCTAGGACTCTTTGAATTATTGTGTTGCTATCGCTATCAACGTAAGATATCTCTACATCGTAAACATAACGACCACGAGTCTTTAGCAAATCGGTTTGGGTGTTAGTTAGAGAAAGGTTTAGGATACCGTCTTCAGCTGGATTAATTACAGTGGAGTTGAACGATATAGTAGTTGGGTCTCCTGAAGAGTCAGAAAACGAACGTTTCATTTTTGCGCTAACAGACCTATTGGTCAAGTTATATGCGCTGCCACTGTCATGCATCAGATGTATTTCTATCGCAACATCTGTGCCTTGGTTGATAACAATATCTTCGTAGTTTGGTGCTGCCATTGAGAATTACCCATATAAAAACAATTTCTTCTTGTCTTTATTTATAAGGATTACAACGTCAACCTTTTAGTAATCCGACATTATTTCTTCTAGAATGTCATCTTGTAGACCAGACGACATATCGGTACGGTCAAATATATATGATACCGTGATTCTCCAACAGTCAGTTTCAGCTGCATGATAGACCCTATTGTGCCAAGGTTCTCCATATGCACCAAAATATCCCGCTTTACACTGCCATCCTTTTACGTCTTGCATGACAACTTCATTACCAGTGTGTCCATCAACATACTTGAAGTTTCCTTCACCAGTCTCAGACCAAGAGAAAATTATGTTATATGCGGATGCGTTTGCATTGTTGTGCCACGAAATGAACCCATTGGGTGGATACAGTTGAGTCAATGCATTGTTTCGTGTTGATAATAGTGTACAAAGTTTTTCGTTTAAGTTACTGTATCGTGCGATAAGGTCGGCCGCTTTAGAATCAGAACCTTTAAGATGTTCTAATCTGTCTGCCTTCAATGCATAAGAGTGTCCAGCGTCAGGAAATCCCTCATGTTTCTCGTCCATTGCGATAACTTCGTCCCGATACTCTGCACCAACATAGAAATCTCTATCCTTTGCTTTACCGTGTAGGTGTAGGTTTTTCTGAATAAAATCCTTATTATCATAATACCACAAGAACTCGTTCAAGACATCTAAGATTTCTTTGTTTTTTATCGGGATATTCTTCATACTATTAATACATCTTTCTTGAGAGAGCCAGAGTAGTGTCTCAGGATAGGTGGTTTACCATCAATAGATTTAAGTCCTTCATACGCATATTGAGTAAAGTAGTTCCAACGAATGTCATCGTAGAAGATACCAATCTTCAAGTCTTTGTATTTCTCTTCTTTCTCAGTCAACCACCAAAGTGTTGTCTGGTCAAAATGTCTTAGGTCACGGTCAAACTGTTCCTTGTTAAAACCTTCTGGTCGCCACATATCTCTTTGTTGTTTATTGTACAACTCGAACCAGTCTTCCATAAACTCACGTACCAATGGTTTGGCACTATTATAAAGACACACACCACCACATAGGGTGAACTTCTCAGTACCACCACCATAAGCGAATTCACGAATTGCGTAATATTTCTCACGTTCTGGAGTTAATGCGTGAAAGACCATATCATAGTCTTTCATCTCATCCCAAACTTTTGCAATGTCCTCGTGTTCACAATCCATGTCAGCATCGACATACATTGTAATGTCCCACGGAGATTGTGCCATACCCCACAATTTTGCACGGTAGTGGTCATCACACAGAATAATTTTGTCGGCTTCATCCGCACGGTCATCAAGGAAATGTTCTTCCGTGACGAGACAGATTTTAGCTTCGGGGTAGTAGTCTCTGATTGACTCTATTAGATTGACGGCATATGTATAGAAGTTTTGGTTCTTTGATGCAACAATTACAAAACCTTTACTTGGTGTTTTCTTCATCCAACGTTTCCTTCACAATCATCATAGCATAGAGATTCACTTCAGGAATCGATTTGGAGCGTCTTAACTTAGATTTTAAAAGACGGTTCTTAGAAACCTTAATCTCTTCAATCTCAAAAGTCTCTAGTTTATACTCGAACAATTTTTCTAGTTTCTTTGCACGTTCGTGTTCTAGTTTCTTTTGTTTCTCAAGTTCAGCTTCACCCTGTTTCTTTTCCAATCGTTTCTTACTGGACTCATCAATCTTATCTTGTCCAAGGAATGCAACAGCTTCGATGAACAGTTCATTGTCTGTTCCATCTTCGTTGACCTTGTCCAATCTATGAACTTGACGAACCTGTTTGTTTCCAACTTCATCTTCACTGATTGCATTCAATATTTGTTTTTTGGGGGTTTCCCAGAATGCATTATCTAACCAATTTTTTGCCATGTTAAGTCTCCTATGTCTTCTTCACTATTATATATACGATGTTTATGCTGTTCTTTGATAGAGGGTGTAGGTCTTAATTGTAGACGTTCCAGAATCAATTGTTGTACCCACATAGTTACCCACATAGTTACCTGTAAAGTCGCCAACAAAGTTACCAGTAAAGTCGCCAGTAAAGGTTGTAACACTCGTTCGTGTTCTACTGTAGTTACTCGAACGCACCACGACACTAGTTCTAGTGAATGTTGCAACAGAGTTTCTTAGAGAGTTTCTGGTAGAATTTCTTGTGTATGTAGATGCACGAGTTCTCTGATAGTTTGCACTGTACAAGGATGTTCGTGTTCTGGAATAAACAGCTGAGTATGTTGACACTCTCGTTCTTTGATAATCCGCAGTAAAACTTCTCGAATAGTTACCAGTGTACTCACCAACAAAGTTGCCAGCAAAGTCCTGTAACGAGTTTCGAGTATAGTCAGCACTAAATGCACGGGCATAATTACCTGTGTAGTTACCTGTAAAGTCACCAGCAAATGTTGCAACACTATTTCGAGTATAGGCAGCACTAAATGCACGGGCATAATTACCTGTGAAGTCACCAAGGAAGTTACCGACATAGTTGGTAACACGTGTTCTCTGATAGTTTGCTGAAAAGTTTCGTGCGTAGTTACCTGTGTAGTCACCAAGGAAGTTACCAGCAAAGTTACCTACGAAGCTACCTATGCGAGTTCTTTGGAAGTTAGTGCCATAGTTGCCTGCGAAGTTACCAGTATAGTTGCCTACGTAGTTACCAACATAGTTTGTAACACGAGTTCTTGCGTATGCAGTTGCTCTTGTTCTATTGTATGCCGTTGCTCTTGTTCTGGAATAGTTACCAACGAAGTTACCCGTGTAATTTCCTACAAAGTTGCCCGTGTAGTTACCTACGTAGTACAGGTTTCTGGCATAGTTACCTACAAAGTTACCAGTGTAGTTATAAGCGTTACCACCTTTACCACCACCCGCATAGTTGGTTGAACGTGTTCTCGCATAGTTGCCAGTGGCTGTACGAGTTCTTGCGTATGCGGTAGCACGAGTCCTTGCGTATGCAGTTGCTCTTGTTCTGCCATAGTTACCAACGAAGTTACCAGTATAGTTGCCTACGAAGTTACCAGTATAGTTACCTACGTAGTTACCAGTGTAAGTAGTTACACGAGTTCTAGCATATGCAGTCGCTCTTGTTCTGAGGAAGTTACCAACATAGTCGCCGAGGTAAGATGGAGTTGAAGTTCTGGTTGAAGTTCTGGTTGAAGTTCTCTGATAGTTCGCACTAAATGCCCGAGCATAGTTACCAGTGTAGTCACCGAGGAAGTTACCAGTGTAAGTAGTTACACGAGTTCTTTGATAGTTTGCCGCATAATTACGAGTATAGTTTCCTGTGTAGTTACCTGTAAAGTCACCAACATAGTTAGCTACCCTGTTTCTAGTATAGGCGGCCGCATAATTACGAGTATAGTTACCTACATAGTTACCAGTGAAATCACCCGTATAAGTTGTTACCCTTGTTCTGGAATAAACAGCTGAGTAAGCACGTGCATAGTTACCTACGTAATTACCAAGGAAGTTTCTTGCGTAGTTACCAGTGTAGTTACCTTCAAAGTTTCTTGCATAGTTTCCTGTGTAGTCACCAAGAAAACTTCTCGAATAGTTACCAGTGAAATCACCAGCGTAGTCACCAGTGAAATCACCAACATACTCACCGAGATAGTTTGCTGTGAAACTTCTTGCGTAGTTACCTACATAATCAACACTTCGAGAAAAGTTCTGTGTGGAGTTAACTGTTGAATCTCTGGTACTGTTTCTAGTATAGGCAGCAGAATAATCTGTGTTGACCAAATCATAACGGGTGTCGGTTGCAGTTCCTTTTGCAGCCCATGTACCACTATCAGATGGAGCTCCCTGAATGTTACTACGTAGTTGATATGTACCAATACCAGACGAACCATTCATGATACGGGACTGGACTCTTGAACCAAAGGTATATCTTATTTCCGCATCGGTCATCTCTTTGATGCCTTGGAAAGAACCCGTCAGACCACTTGACCGTTTAATTGAAACGGGTCTTATTGCCGTTGGTGATGTCATCGAAGACTTCACATATAGGTTGTATGCGGTTCCACTAACGGTAGGTCGAAGTTTATCGGTAAACACTCCCGCCTTGTATACAGAGAATGTTCCGCCTGGCGATGAGGAACCTAGACGATATACGCCTGGATATTCTGACACCGCAATACGAGATAAGAGTCTGTCTGTGAGTGTGTTAACTTCAGCTGAATCTAATTCATGAAGTTCTGGTGTTCCACCGTTATCAGCAAACTCTGTCGGATATCTAAATGAATCCGAGTCTCCTGCAAAGTTGGCTACACCTTCTTTTTGATAGAACGAACTTGTTGTTTGTATAACAGGAACATTACCACCACTGAACCCGTGTGTGCCTGCTGCATCGGTAAAACTAGTATCTGTGTATGTACCGATTAAAGTGTTGTTTGTACTGGTTGTTGTGAGTGCCGCTACGGCACTAGAATCTAACGCAGACAAATGCAACCCCGCCTGATAGGCGAGGTAATTCTCTTCGGTAGTAGTTATCTCTTTAAGGTCACCATTAGTGCCTTCAAGTTTTAGTGTAGTAGTTCCCATAACAACCCTATTTATGCAGTTCTTACATAGAGAGTATACGTCTCAATGTTTGTATTACCAGACCCGATTGTCGCACCAGCATAGTTGCCAGCAAATGTTCTGGAATAGTTACCAGTGAAGTTACGAGTATAATCTCCCGTATAGTTACCAGCATAGTTTCTTGAGTAGTTACCAGTGAAATCCGTTGAGAAATCTCTAGAGTAGTTACCAATGAAGTTACCAGCGAAGTTACGAGAAAAGTGTGCAAGTCCAGTGTATGTAGACGCACGAGTTCTAGTGTAATTTCTAGAGTAGTTACCAATAAAGTTTCTACCGTAGTTACCAGTGAAATCACCAGTAAAGTTACCTAAAAAGTCACCAGCGAAGTTACCAGTAAAACTTGTAGCTGAGTTTCTTGTAGAGTTTCTGGTGAAACCTCTAGCAAAGTTTCTAGCGTAGTTACCAACAAAGGTTTCAGCGTAGTTACCTGTATAACTAGTTATCGTTCGTTTTCGCATATCATAAACAGGGCTGCCGTAATAGGACATTCGATAACTACCCTTGCGATACTCAGTACTGCCGGATTTAATGGCTGTGATACTTTGCAAAAACAATACTGAAGAAGCTCGCCCTGAGGCACTGTTATCCTGAAACCATCCAAGAACGACTTTGTATGATGGTATCGTGGTACTACCATTATACTCCAGAATGCTCTCATAAAAAGACAATGGCATCGTGCCCATTGGCTGGGAGGGGGTCACAAACGCCTGCATCGACAGCTGACTTTTAGAACCGTTGTCATAAATAAAGAATTGGTCAGAGTAATCAATTGGTACTGACCAATATATACTTGTGGTATTGCCTGGGGCTGAATAGATGACACCACTCAAAGAACCTTGACTAGTTACACGATTACGAGTATAGTAATTCTGGCCAACAAAGTTACCAGTATAGATTGCGAGGTTATTATTCTTTGCACGACCCCTTTGAAAGTTGGTTGTATAACCCATTGTACCTATACTAGTTCTAGTAAAGTTACTAGCGAAGTTTCTTGCATAGTTACCAGTAAAGTCACCAGTAAAGTTACCCGCAATAGTTCTCTGTGAATCTCTGGTACTAGTTCTCTGTGAATCTCTGGTACTGTTTCTAGTATAACTAGACGAACGAGTTCGTGTAAACGCACGTCCATAGTTACCGATGAAGTTACGAGAAAAGTTACCTTCGGTCGATACTCTTTGATACGCAGCTGAGTATTCACCAAGGAAGTCAGAACTATAGTTACCCACATAGGTCAAGTCTCTGGTAAAGTTACCAGTAAAGACATTAGTTGAAGTTCTTGCATAGTTAGCAACTACTGTAGAACTTCTATTATAGTTTCCACCCACACCAGCATAGTTGCCAGTATATGCTAATAGACGAGAATAGTTACCAGAGAAGTTACCAGTAAAGGCGCTTGCGTAGGGAGATGTCGTGATTGAAGTTCTTGTAAATGTTCCTGACGTTGTTCTAGAATAGTTACCTGTGTAGTTACCAAGGAAACCACTGATTAAATAAGTACTGACTCTGGTCTTAGTATACGTAGCTGAGTATGTGCTTGTTCTCGTAACATTAGAAGACCTTGCATACGTAGAACTTCTTGACCTAGTATAAGCAGCAGTATAGTTAGAGTTTCTTAATCTTGCATAAGTGGATGCACGATTTCTTGTATAGTTTACATCAACAATTGCATTACGAGTATCAGTCGCAGCTCCCTTTGATTGCCAAGTACCAGTGAACCCTGCGTTGGTTGGTGTTCCTGTTGCGGAACTCAATACCTTATATGTACCCACACCACTAGTACTAGACGCAATCTTATTCTTTAACCTAGTACCAATACTGTATTTTACTTGTGCATCGGTCATCAACTGAAGACCCTGATAGGTTCCCGTTGCACCGCTAGAACGTTTAATCGCAAAAGGCAACACCTTAGTGGGTGCTGTCATGCTTGTTCGTCTATAGATGTTTTTCTGTACTGACGCACCATCAGCTCTGGTGTCGGTTGTCACATCTGATAATGCGAGTGTGTACCCACCAGATGGTGTTGACGTTGCGAGTTTATATGAGCCGGGGTAATCGGACGTGAAGATACGTGAACCAATTCTTGTTAACAAACTATCTTCATCAGCATCACTCATTTCCTGAATGATTCTTTGTCCATCACTATCTCTTTGTGTAACAGGAATACGATAGTTGGTTCCCGAAGGAGTCACTGTACCAAGGGTCTGTCTGATTGGTGTTGTTGTTGTGGTAAATGTTAGGAACGAACCATCACCACCTGTTCCTACTGCGGAATCATAGGCGGTGTTTGTGAAAGAACCAATGTTGTTCTGAGTGCCGTGGATACCAAACGCAAGGGAACCTACATCAGAACTGTCGTCAGATGCAAGTTGTAGACCAGCTTGGTACGCAATGTAGTTCTCTTCTGTAGAGGAAAACTCAACAAAATCGGCACTAGCACTGTCTTTTAGTTTTAATAGAACAGTCATGTTCTCTCCGATTAATTAAGTTGCGTTCCATTCTCGTTAAAGATTAATGGAATATCAGCTCTCAGTGCGTTTAGGGCAGCAACAAAGTTGTTTCTCTCAGCATTAACAAATGCGGAATTTAAATCTACTAGTGAACCCAATCTTGAGTTCTGTAATGTACTGTCCGAATCTAATAGTGTGATGTCATCCGCAAGTGAGTTGACCGCTCTTACGAGGTCAGTTCTGTTTCCGATAGAACCATCACTATTTAGTATTGCTAGATTACCTACAGCACTATCTAGGGAGTTGAGAGATGCACCAATATTACCAGTGGTAGTGTTGTGTGTACTACCAATTGCAGAACCAACCTCGGTATGTAACTCGTTGATTGCACCACGTAGTGTGGTCGCAGAGGTATTGAGAGATGCAGAACCAATCTCTGCATCGTGTTCGTTGATTGCATCAGGAATTGTTGTCGCAGTAGTGGTCAATGACTGTGTAGGTTCAACAAAGGTATTGAGTGTATCAATCTCTATTTCTAGTTCTTTAATTGCGGTTGATACCGTAGAGGCAGTTGTACCCATTGCAGCGGCAGTGATTGTACCTAACTCGCCATCGAGTTCATTTACTGCATCTGATAATGTAGTTGCAGTAGTTGTGATTGATTGGGCGGGTTCGACTTTTGTATTAAGTGTATCAATCTCTACTTCTAGTTCTGCAATCGCAGTAGATACTGTAGATGCAGTTGTACCCATTGCAGCGGCAGTGATTGTACCTAACTCTAAGTCATGTTCTCTAATTGCACCTGTAATGGTAGATGCACTTGTACCCATTGATACATTACCTTGCAATGCATCAAGTTCGTTGACCGCACCCACTAAATCGTTACTAGAAGTACTAATAGTGTAGTTTGCTGTAGTACCACGGATTGCAGTTTCTAGTTCATTGATTGCATCAACGATACCAGTCTTATCGGTTGTACCAAGTGACGCAAGGGTTCTTTTAGTTCCACCCTCTGCGTTAAATATGTCTGCTTCAAGTTCATTGACCGCAGCAGTGAGGTTCTTTGAACCCGTTGTAAGAGTTGTGTGTGGTCTTGCACCAATGTCACTATCAAGTTCACCAATGGCCAATACTAGGTCATTTGCGGTAGTTGATAGGATAGCTGCAACCAGTCCGTTATTAGTTCCCCTGATACCCAATTCAAGTTCATTAACACCAGATACAATATCATTTGCATTGGTGGTTAAGTCTGCCTTTGCGTTACCACCACCGGCACCGTGAAGGTCACTATCGAGTTCATGTAGTGCAGAGACAATGTTGTTTGCGGTAAAGTCTGCAAGGTCTGTTGCGACTAGGTTATTGGATGTACCACGAATACCTAGTTCCAGTTCGTTAATAGCTGCAACGGCACTAGAATCTTGGTTCGTGTTTAGTCTACCTGTTGCACCCAAGTCTAAAGACACTGTATTGGAATTAGTTACCAGTTCAGTGAACGTATCGTTAATTGTCGTGATAGTCGGTTTCGTTGTTGCCATTACAGTTTCTCTATTAGTTTGTTGAGGAGTTCTTTTATCTCACCGACTTCATTCTTTAATTCTCGAAACTCTTTATCTTTATTCTTTCGTTTGATTTTATTTGAACGTGCTCTCTCTATCTCATCTTTATTTATATTAATTATAGCACCCGATTGCGTCCTTGCAAAACTTTGACTTCCATCAACCATTGTATACTTACTCATTATACCGCCAGTGCAATTGCTCTAAAGTCTTTGAATACTGGTATCCTAGATGAGTTGTTCGAACGCATCACAATTTTAAACTGATATTGTGTGAATGGGTCAACAGAACCACCATCACCACCAATCAGAAAACGATACTCACGGAAGTTTCTTTCGTCTGGCGCAATTGATGATTCTGGAGCTTGGTACGTCCAGTCCTCATTAAAGATAACAACACCGTCCGTTGCAACTCTGTAGTACAAGTCGAAGTCTGCACCAGAAGGTCTCAATGCAGCAACAAGTACTTTCATACCAACAGCATCTTCTGCAAGAGTCGCTGGTGAGGTAATATGTTTCGCAAGTGCAGACCCACCGAAAGCTACGGTTTCTGCTGTAAACGTTAATGGAATGTTGACACCATTCTCAGTACCACTGGCAACCTGATTATCAATAAGGTTGCTTATTGTTGTAAGAGAAGTTCTTTGTGCATCAATCAATGGTGATACATCTGCACGGACAGTTGCCATATTAACTTTGAATGTTGTTGACTTAACACCAGAACCAAGTTCAGACGTTTCGTTCTGTGTTTTTGCAATAAGTTTTGGTGAGGAGAAAAAGTTCTCTTGACCAATAGCTACTTCCGAACTGTACTCCGCATCTTTCTGATATCTTACTTGTTGACCAGTTACAGCAGCAAGAGATTTACCAGTAGTATATTTTACACCATACGTCAGTGATGTGTCATCAGGTAAGAGTGTAGTAAAGTTTGGTGTGACACCGTCAAACTGAATTTGTTTGTCAGCGATTACTGTAGCACCACCAAATCTACCAGCAGATGTTGAAGCACTGTCTGCTTCAAATCTTAGTCCGAACCCGTCAACGTGTGTAACAACGTTACTTCCGTTAATACTTGAACCAAGGATACCGTTATATCTGGTTGCGTTTGTAAGTCCTTCAATGATGATTGTGTCATTCTTTGTATAACCATGATTTGGGAACAACATAGTAACTGTTGCATCACCACTGTCAGTAAAGAATGGATTACTTGACGCCAATTCTTTTTCCGTATCACGGTTTTCGAAGACTGCATAACCACCCGAAGTATCGAATTGTGCTTGAAAGAGTTTGAACGACAAGTCTTTTGTTTGGTCTGGTTGCCAAGTCTTACCATTCTGTGACTTAAACAATGAACCCATAGAAGGTTGACGAGAGATTCTTTTCTCGGTAGAACCCAATTCAAATGCATAGGTCTCTGCAACATATGCTTCGTATTCAATAGATTCAGCCAAAAGTACAATCGCATAATCCGTATTAGCATTCAAGTAGACTGGTTCGTCAAATTCGAATGTTGTAGGTGCAGCAGCTACTCCAGCTTGTGTCTGGGTTCCTGCTATACTGACCGATGACGGTGGTAGTACTTTAATCGCATTACCGATAATATCTTCAGCAGAAGGGACACCGTTAACCATAGGACGAATCTGTAGTTCAATCGAAATACTACTATCCTTACTCTTAAAGTAAGTTTGAACCTTAGTTACAAACATACCAGAGGGGTTGGTTACCGTGAACGATTGTGCAAGTGGGTCACGATTACGGACTCGTGTAGTTTCTGTCCATCTTCGAGTTCTGGTTTGGGTAATACGAGTAGATGTAATACTTCGTTGTCTAGTTTCCAATGTTCCCTGTGCAACATAGTTTATGTTAGCATGAGACAGTGCGTTTGCGTCATCATTCTTACTGATATCAAGTAACTTAAACTCACGAGTACCACAACGGAAACGTTCCGTAGGTGAACTCGGAAGAAAGAATGAACCTTCAATTCTACCATTAACATCGGCTTCTAGGTTAGAAGTACCTTGTGGGTGAGAAGCACTATTTTGAAACTGTCGTCCATAGAAAGTACCACTGTTTTTACGAGCAAATCTATCGAATGTTTCTTCACGACAGAAGTGTGCGACTGATTTGCCATCAAAGAATGGGAAGTAACGAGTACTAGGTCGTAGACCTTCTGCTTTAAAGAATATTTTTCTTGAACGCATGAAAGGAATAAATGTCAGTGATACTGTTCTGTCACCAACTACTTTACGAACAGTTCTATTACCTACAACAACACTCTGTGAGAACGTGGTGGTTGTTACTCTATCTCGACCGAAAGTCGTATTAGAGGTTGCACTGATACCGTTGGATTGTCTAGATGTGTTTGTATCTACACCATTCCAGTTCCATGCATTCACTCCTCTCCATCCACCAAACAGATTACCACCAAAACCACCTTCACCACCAATACCAAATCCAAATCCAAGCATAGGAATGAATGGACGACCACTCCAGACCCAAGGAGTCATCCCTCTACCAACAGCGGTTCCCGCTGCAAGTTCGCCTTCATTGAGGATACCGAGGTCTTCGGTTGAAGTCTTGTTGATTACATTTGCTGGTGCATATGTAGTTGATTGCCAGTCATCAGATGCTGGTGACAATGTAAGAGAACCTTCACCAGTAATAACGGCAAATGGGTTTACATTCTCTGTTCCAGACACTAATGGTTGGGAGATAGCTTCTTTATGTGTGTAGTTAAGATAAACAGTATCACCTCTCATGATAGTGTTACTTGAAAGCGCACTATCGTATATAAGTGAAATGTTGTCTTCTACTGTCTGGGGTGCTAATAGACCTCTAGATGGGTCAATGGCAGAACGGTTTTCTGCGTTTGCAGCATCAGTAAAACTTCTATCTACGAAGTTGTCAACAAAGAAACCAGACTTAGTTCTTGTATTACCGTCACTATCTAACACCAATAGAGAAGATGTCTGAACTTCAAGAAGACTTAACGAGGTTACTTCTTCTAGATTGTCAATACGTTTCTCAAGTTTAGAGATGTCCTTCATCGTGAATCGTTTTGCTTCAAGTGGATTCATCGCAATGTCGGAGTCATTCAAACCATATGCGTTATGTTCTATTTCAAAAAGACCCAACGTATCTAGTGGAGTAGCTGGAATCTGTGAAGCAAATCCTGCTTCACCTAGAATGTTTTTAATCTCACCATCTTTTGTAACAACAATCTTATCAGAACGAGGAACATAATATTCAACATCCCCTTGAAAGATATCACCGTTAGTAGGTATTTCGTTATGTGCTGCGTCACCGGCAACAAATAGTCCAGCTGAGTCAACCGAAGAACGAAAATCGATTACGTCACGTAGACTAACTGAACTACGAGGGCCAACATTAAAAGTAGGAATATCTTCATACGCAACTTGACCTGTGTAAGAGTTCACTGAAAAGTAATCACCAGCACCATGAGTGAAGTGTTTATATCTTGTGAATACCGCACCAGAGGGCGCTGTTGCACCACCATCAAGAACGAGACGAGCGTTATCATAGAAACCCGCACGTTGTCCGTTATCAACAGTAAAGAGATAAGATAAGTCTGAACCAGAAGAATCATTTTGTTTGATTGACAGTGTGTTATATAAATCTGTTGCGTGTAAGTTTACAAACTTAGTTCCTGTTCCGTCCGACTCAACCGCACCACTAAAAGTAGTTTCGACTAATGTCTTTTGACGAACCGAAGGTTGCGCTTTGTTTACTTTAGCATATACCGTAACTGCTTGACTATTAGGAAGACTTGTGATTGTTGATGAGTTTGTTCCCGCACCGTTAGCGGAAGCAGCAACTATAACACCAGTATCGTTACGTGTAAAAATCCACTGAGAGGTATTAGTAAAAGTCTCTCCCGTGGCGGAAAGTGATATTGTCAACGAACCCGAACCATTTGACGTACCAGTTATAATACGTTGAACTTCAAAGTCAACATCGGTAATATTCTTTGGACGAGGGTTAGGTAAAGCGTACACCAAGTTTGTAGCAAGTGATTGTTTAATTACAGCCTTATTACCAACTAGTATAGGTTGAGCAACTCGTATACTACTAGTACCCAAGGACTTAACGTTACGTAGTGATTGTCCACTGTTCATTTGAATATCGAACAGGTATACACGATAGTTTGCACCATCTTCTTCTACAGCACGAACTCTTGCAGTACCTATGGTAGAACCACCATGTGCCACAGCAGAACGTAAATTCTGTTTTGCGAACGTTCTGATATCCAAATTACCTTTCAAGACATTACACAAAAAGTATTGTCCGTAAGTAATACCAGCGACTTCATTAGTAAGTGTCGCAGTGCCTCTTGGTTTTGGAATGACCAATGGGTCTGATGCGCTAGAGTTGGCACGATGACCGTTTACATAAGCAGTACCATCAGATACCGAAGCGATTAAGTTTGTACCAGAATCAGTGAAATCTACAGTGAAGGTCTTTGCGATATAATCACCAGACTCTTCTTTAGTTCTTATCGCAACCATTTCATCAGGTGCTGCATAACCATCAAACCCAGTAACTTGGGCAACCGTATTACCATCAACCACTTTTGCGTAGTAAACAAAGTTCTCATCACTAGCAACTAGGTCTTGTGTAGTAAGTGTAAGTTTGATACGATAACGGTCTGCGCCAGGCGAAGACAGGTTAGGTGTAGAGCCTTGGTTATCATATAACTCTTGAGTATCAGCAACAGTAATAATATCTTCTGTTACTTTGAAACCAACAACCTTGTTTGGATATCTAGTATACTTCGAAAGAAGAATAGATTGTGGGGGAGAATATACGAATCGACCACGAACAAAGAAGTCACCCGCAGCAACTGAGAATTGACACCCTACACCAATAGCAGGGTTCGCTACTGTGTTAGTAGACTGGACAGTAAGTGTGTCCGACCCATTAGAAATATCTTCACCAGCACTCAGACGAATGGTTAATTCACCAGCATTGGCAGCTGCAGTGTTTGTGTATTGTACATATAATGTTGCGGGGTCACTACCTTCGGCAGCAAGAACTTTTAATACTCTCGCTTTAACACCAGACGTTTGTCCAGTAAACTCAGTTCCAACTAAGGTCGTTAGGACTGTTGGTAGAGTGTTTGTAGCCGTATTTAGTTTAATGAATTCGGATGCAGTATCTGGCGATGACCCGCCTGGATTTACAGCTGCGCCATCTTCAAAGAGGTTTCGTCCTAACCTACTAATTTCTTCTTGGACAATAGTTTGCATCTGTGTAAGTTCACGTGCTTGCAATGCACGACCACTGTTAAACAGAATACGATGATAGTTATCACTATCTTTAAAATCATCCTTGTAAGAGGAGTTAAATACGTTGGATGTAAATGTCTTGGGCATCTCTGGTTACCTTAAATTTGGATTACGATTTTAATATCTTCGGTCTGTTCAGCACTACGTGTAATTGACGCACGATTGTCAATGTATAGTACATCACCAGAGAATATATCTACTTCAGGATTAACGTATGGAGCATATGTTGCATTCAAACCACCAGCACCATTACCGACAAGTTCTGTTATGTTTTCACCAGCACCAAAGTTTCCGAATCCAGTTACTTCTGTCTGGTGATACCAAATAGTGTCGGAGTCTATCTTATCTATATAAGCCTTCACACCAGATGTTCCACCGACCATAATGTTATCGGTAGTAAATTGTGTTGAGAAACTTGAGAACTCTAAACGTTTAAGTGCAAGACCTGTTGATGCAGTAAAGTCTACTGAACCAGAACTATCCTTCATATTCTTTATGAGTCCGACCTGACGGAAGTCGTTACCGATAATAAAGTCAGTACCCTCAGCACCTTCAGGTTTTACGTTGAACATAATTGCGGTAGAACGAAGGTCATCCCTTGGGTCTGCACCGAGTCCACCTACACTACCTAAGACAGCTCTTACCGATGCGGGTTTAGTTGGTGAACCACCACCAGTTATTGACACAGAAGCGGCATTGTATCCCGAACCTAATGTGTATGAACCAGAACTATCAATAAGTTCTACTTGAGTAACCTGTCCACCAGAAATACCTGCACCAGCTTTTGCTTTTGTTCCGTCACCTACAATAGTAACCGTAGGAGTAGATGAGTAACCACTACCACCTGAGTCGATTACATAACCAACAATTTGTCCTGCAATTGCAGCTTGTTGAACTAATTTCTGTTCTACGATTGCAGCAGGAGAATCCGAGTCTGTAGTCCCAACCAATGTTACTGGGAGGTAGTTTGCGGAGATATATTTGTTTGCATCCAAAGCACCAATAGAGTACAAGAACTTCCAGATATAACCATCTGAGGTATCAAACGGGGTTCCTGTCGTGTTACCAGTAGGTTGCACGGTAGACACCTGTGCTTGACCAACAGTGTTCTTTGATTGTTGGATACACATATAAACTTGGTTGTTATCGTTCATGACATAGTATGTCTGTGAGGGATAACCTACCTGTGCGTCATCGTATGCACTATAAACTGCACCAGAAGACCAGTTGTATCTAGGAACAACAAAAGAGTAGTCGATAACATTTTTGACAGACTGTAATCCAAGACGAAAGTTTCTTTCTTCTCGTGAACTGTTGATAGCCGCAGGTGCAATGTCAGAATCATTCCAATCTTCGGAACGTCCAATTCCAATGAAGTATTCTTCAGATGCAGTACCTATGTCAGCTGATATCGACTGGATGACTTGTTTTTTAATTCTTTGAGTTACAATCGCCATTTCATTTATCCTTTAGGGGTTCACTATTGTTGTGCCGTTATTAGACACAAAGAACCATTTGCTTTTTGTTGAGTTCCATACTAGTATACATCCGTCACCTTCACCAAATGAAACGTAACCATTGTTATTACAACCAAATATTTTAGATGTACTTCCTGCTTGTAATCTTACTTCACCAGCACCTACATTACTGAAGTGTTTTACTTCAGCTTGAATAGTGCCATCCGAAATAGTCGGAAGAATCAGACTACCAGAGTTAAATACTGTTAATGGTTCCGATAAATCTACAGCAGTTGTTGTTGAAACGTCTGAACCCTTTTCAAGAACAAGTTTGTTTACAATCTGTACTGCACCAGTACCCTTTGCACCAATCTTCAGACTGATATTAGTATCACCACCGTCAACATCGATTACAGCTGCATTACCTGTCGCAGCGTTTGTGATGGTAACGAAGTTAATCGCACTTGCAGTCTTTACAAACTTTAAGTACTCATCACCGGCACTATCGAAGAGAATTGAACCACCATCAATACCACCAAACGATGGATTGTTCACAGTTAAACTACTGATAGTCTTATTGGTTAATGTCTGAGTCTGGTTTGCAAAAACGAATGTGTCGTTAGTAGTTAGTGCGGGGAGTGCCATGTTACGATTCGCACTTATGTCACCTACTGTTAAATTGTAAGTATGACTTGCGTTCGCATCACGAATTTTCGGGGTTGTCATTATCGGAACAAGAATTGTCTTATTAGACAACGTCTGTGTGTCAGAGTCTAGAACAATAGTACCACTTGTATCAGGAAGATATATGTCATTATCTTGTGTCGGTTCTATTGTTTGCAACAAAGTTTCGAAAGAATTTTCAGCTTGACCTTCGAATAATGCACCACCAAGAGTCAGACTAACAGATGCTGTGGCAGAGTCACCACCAACTGCCACATAGAGTTCTGTGAAGTTCTCGTTTATTTTCTGTGCAGCAACACGTAGGGTATCACCCGTTCCGTCATTTGCCGCTGTTCCTCTGTTTACCGTCTGTCTTGCCATTGTTTTGTTCCGTCTTGTTTTATCTATTTATAAGAGTTGTTACTATAAAGTAAATGTTTTTAAGTACTGGTCTGAGTCTGCACTATACCACCTAAATGCGTCTTGGTCTAACGTCTCGAAGGAGAAGTTGTTACTCATATCCATACCGTTTGTCTGGAATTCGTCTGAATCATCAAACGTAGGTGACGTTGCAGTCTGTGCTTCACGTAAAGATGAATACTGATTCTCTATATCTTGAAGCGTACCAACCTTATCAAAGTCATCCATAGACGTGAGTTCTGCATTGATTCTACTTAACACACCAGCTGAATCTGTATATAGGTCATCAACAAGAGATGTAATACTACTCAATGCATAGTCTCCAAATAGACCTCTTCCCTCTACCACGATTGGTGGTGGTGGTTCGATTTGAACAAATGGTGCTGTCAATGTATCAAAACCTTCCGATACAATCTGAACCTCTGACCCAATGAACATACCAGCGGGGTGGGTGAATAGTTTATATGGTTCTTTCCATTCACTAAAGGCAATATCAGACTTGACAAGTATAGCAAAGGTCTGGTATAATTTGTTATCGGTAATATACTTTTGTGAGTTCAAACCAATCTGTGAATCTTCTTCGCCAACCTTAAATACATTTTTCTTGGTGTAAATTACATCGGGGTCAATACCAAAGAAAGTTCTAAAGAACTGTTCTATAGAATACTTAGTACCCTTTGACCGATACAGAGTATTTGAGTATTTTGATGCAGCTCTCTTGTCAGCAAAACCTTCAAAGTATGATTGTCCCAAGAGAAGTTCATCTTCTATATAAGATAATAAATCTATATCCGTTTGTGTAATGTCACGACTATAGAAAAGTTCATTAACCAATTTAGACGGAGACGTGTCACCATCTTCAAAACCGTAGTACGAATCAAGTAAAGTAATTAACTTGGGGTACTCTTCTCTAAAGAATGCAGGCAACACTTCCTCGACCGACTGCTTAGGAAATGCAATAGCTCTTCTATTCAGGTCTGTTAGAGTGTCATCTTGTTTCATTAGTTAGTGACCCCAGTGTCCACGGTGACTACACGAGAGAATGTGTTACTTGGGTCTAGTTCAAGAATGTCTTGTCTAAACGGAGATATAGCACTTTGGTTTGCTGGTTTAGCTGAGAGTTTAATGAATCCATCTGCACCAACAAAATTGTCAATCTGTAGTCCTACAATAAAGACTGTGTCTGTTGAGTAACTACCAACATTATCAACGATAACCTCATTACCTTCTGTGTTGTACACTTCTAGTTTATTGGTATTCAATTTATTTCTAATAATACACGTTTTGTTCTTGTATCTAAACGGAGAAGATGTTATAATATAGTTGACATCATCAGGAGTCTGCAAAGTTGTTGCATACCTAAGTGTATAGTCTTGAATCTTAGTTAGTGTTGGAGTGAATCGTCTCTGTACAAACACATCACAACGTGAAGAAAGAACCGCAGAACTTACATCATCGACCAACGTAAGAAGATTCGAACGTCTAAACGATTGTGAAAACTTACCAATACTAGTCACAAAATAAGACTTGATAGCAGCGTTCACTGTGTCCTGAATAGTGTTTCTAGAGAGTGTAGTCAGACTAGGGTTGTATTGGAAGAACGTTCTAGTCTCTACGAATGTCTTGACTGGGTCAGTAAACTTAATATTAAAAGAAGCAACTGACAGTTGTTTAGCAAGGTCAACGATAGAATCTTTTGTGGTTGCTATGGTTACCGCATCAACGTCTGCGTTGAATAAGATTGATAGGAACACTGTACCAAATTCTGGGTCGAGTGCATCCTCACCACCAAATGATTGAATATCTTTAATCAGTGTGGAGAAGTTTCTTAGTACTAAGGTAGAATAATCTACCGCAGTTACCATTCTATTCTGAGATGCATATTGGAACGGGGCGTTCTGACGAATCGATTCGGTTGTTTCTTTTGCAGAACCACCAATACTTTTAGCTACCGTAGCAACATTTATTGAATAACCACTACCAGATACCGTAACTTGTGATTGGGGTTCGAACGTATTCGCAGTATTAGCAGAAGCGCCACTAGCTGCAAGATATGTTGCAGTAACCTTTGAACCAGTCTTAGGTGCATCACCAAGAGTTGCACCGTTACCGAATGACAATTCAAAGAAACCATTAGGTGCTTCTTTGAGAATGTATAATGTAGAGTTGGCGTTAATAGTTGTCGCTTTTAGGATACTAGTATATGCAGTAAAGACCGATGAAGATGGTTGTTCATATGAACGAATGATTGTTGTATCGATATCCATTTGTGCATCGGGGACAATATACACTGCGTTGTCTTCAGCTCTAGAAACGAGGAACGTTTTTACTCGTTCGGTTCCTTCGAAAATCTTAATATTCTTACTACCAGCAATGTTCTTAAACTCATAAAGACCTGAACCATTATCTATTGCGTTAATATTTTCTTGTGTCTGAAACACATACTCCGCATCGTTCACGGTTGCATTAAACTTTAACCCACGTGGGATTTGTATCTCAGTCGTTCGGTCAGTAACACCCGCAAGGTTCAACGTCAAGTTAACAATCGCTTGAGAAGATGTCATAGAATCTGGAATGTATCCAATACCTTCGGCAAGAGATAGTATGGAACTACGCAACTGTGCGGTTCCAAGAAAAGATTCGTTCAATGCGAAGTTAGCTGTCAGTGCATTATAATGTGTGTTATATGCAAGAACGTCTAAGATATTGGATAGACCAGATGCTTCAAAGTTGTAGTCCGCAAACTCTGGTTTATCAGCAAGAAATACTTTGAGGTTATTTTTAATTGCATCAAAATCTAATGATGTCGATTTTATTGTTGTTGCCATTTTATCTTAACCTTGCTAGTGTTGTAGTGAACTCAACTTCTTCTTCGGTATTAACTACCTTAAACATTATCGTTGCGTCTAAACTATTGTTGTCTGGTTGGAGGTTTACACGAACATCGATGACCTTTGCTCTTGGTTCATAGACTTCTATGTTTTCTATGATACCTCTACGTAATGTATCAGACCTACCCCTATCCGCTAGTTCAAACAACTGACCTTGGACATTTCCCCCGAAGTTTGGACGAAACGGTTTCTCCAGTCTATTTGTCATAACTAGTGTCTTGACCGCTTGTCTCACCGCAGCTGCATCCGTCTTCTTGTAGATTTCTCCACTAGTCGGTTTTGCTATAAATGCAAGGTCGATATCGGTATACTGACGTACACGACTGGTCGTTACTGACGCAGTCTGTAGGTTAGTGTCTTCTTGTGCGAACGCTCTTCGTATTGCCATAGTTCTATTTATATGACTTTTTAGTCACTTTCCTTTATTTCTATTAATTCATCTGAACTCATTAACTCATTATTAAAATAAGTCCCAACATCTCCACTAAATGAGATATCAAAGGAAGTTGGAGCTTGTGGAAACTCTAGACCAATCTGTGCAGTAATACTACCGTCTGGATTATAGTTATCATAGTCCAGATATAGTTTACCGAAATTGATATAGTCTTTCCAATACTCCGCAACATCAAACGTTTGTTCCAGATTGATTTTACCGTCTTGACCTATTACTTGATAATAGACTAAACGACCATCTGATTTCTTCTCCATGACCTCATCACCGTCATCAATATCTTTGAGGTCATAAACACCTTCTGATACAATCAAACGAATGTCATTAAAATTCTCGATATTACCATTAATGATTCTCATTGCTTCTGCTTGTAGATACAAGTTTCGTGCAATTGTTTTTCTCTTAGTCTCACTAGTCACATGATTGAATGGGGTTCTATCACCATACGCACCAAGGAACTTTGCAACAGTAATGCCTGGCGCAAGCTTGGTCAACGATGTGATGTTGGTCTTAAACTCTGGGTTATATACTGGGTCAACTAATACTATCATCTTGTGAATCTCTTTCCTCTATTTTCAATTGCATTACCAATCGATTCAAAACCAAATCTAGATGACGGAGACTTCTTCACGGTTCTACCAATGGCAGGAGGAGTCTTTGTCTTATATTCTGAATTAAGTCTTTCTTCCGAAACAAGTACACCACCAACAACACTTCTAGAAGATGAGTTCCTAAACGCAGAACGAATCTCTTGGGTCGTTGGTATCTTATCGAACACATCAAAATAATCATCGGTCAATAGGGTTTTATTCTTTAGTATGTCACCACCATCGATGACCACAGTTCTAATTGAGTAATCACCATTGGTAGAATGTCCTACGACAAACTCACCATTGATTGGGCCATTACCCTGACCAGAACTGGTATATTGCTGTTCTTGAACCAATACTGGAACATGAACCGCAGCTGATAATACCGTTGGGACGGTGAATGTTGCAGCACCTGTCGCAGCGGTTCCTGCGGTTACTGCTGTGGTCGCAGCACCAGCATTGGTTGCCCAGAATGACCTTAATGCCAAATCACATTTGTCTGCTTGGTCGGCCGAAATTGCTTCAGATGCTTTACCAAACAATGTTCCGTAGAACGCAGCACCAGAGTTAAATGGAACCGCACCTTCACCACCCATAAAGGCGTTACCTGTGAAGTCTACCATTCGTCCACCGATTGCACCTTTCTGACCCATTACTGATACAAACTTTGCACCTGTAATGTTAGTGTTCTTACTCGTTGCAGCGAACGCTTCCTTACCCGTGAGTAGTATAGTGTCCTCAGAAGACACCTGAACATTACCTTGAACAAGAGTCTTCATATCAAACTTGACGTGTTGGTTGAAGTCTGATAACATTTGGTCAGTGCTTGTTCCAACCGTTCTAGTTGTCTTGGTCTTCTTAGTAATATACTCGGAGTTACCTGTCACGGTTGTCTTATGATTGTGTTCTATAGACTCGTTTTGACTACCAGCAACATTGACGTTATAGTTTCCACCTACGTCCACGTTATAGTCACCAGTGACTTTAAGGTTGAGATTACCTTGATACACTAGGTTACCGTTACCTTCAATGATAACCGTCTGGTCACCACCAGTAACTTCTACTTTGTTATTGACCGCAGAGATGACAAGAGTGCCATCTGCCCGCATCTCAACACCAGCACCAGTACGATGTTTTATAAGAATACGTTCACCGCCAGGCGTATCATCGTATTCGACAATATGACCCGAAGGAGTCTCTTGTACTTGATTAAACGGAAACTCGGAAGGACGTTGTTTTTCTATATTAAGAGAGACACCAACATCACCACCCCCAACATACAACTCATTAACACTAAGTCCACGAGCAGCTTTGTTGATTGAAGAACCGTAGTTATATTCTCTCTTTGGATATTCACCAGTGGGGTCTTGCATACCATCATTAGGTACACCAAGGGTATTCTCTGTACCCACTCCCAGTTTCTCCACTCGGATATCAAAATTGTCTTGTTTAGTTGTCACTATTAATCTCCGCTGGACTCAAGGGCCCTTTTGTTGACGGTTCTATCAGTTTGTTTTCTTTTCTGAATACCGATTCAACATAATCTGACACATCAAAGTATGGGTCAAGTTCATTCTCATCTACATCATTATGACCGAACACCTGACCGCCAGGATATTTCCTGTAGAAACTTCTCAAGAACTTCTCAAGAGTCGTGTACTGTTGACGAGTAAACGACTGTGCAGATTTGTAATCTGTAGGATTGTCATCACCCGCAGATATATTTAGACCACCTACTAAAACGATACCTATAGAGAAAGTGTCGTGTCCATTTACCACAGCGTGGTCACCGATACGACTCACTGGACGAGCACGTTGTAGTCTACCATCTCTTCTAATGACATAGTGGTAACCAATACCGTCATGACCCAGTTCAATCTGTAGGTTGTTTATTTCAATTGCACCAATGTCTTTGTTCGTATATGTTTCGGATGCGTGAACGATAACCTCGGTCACTTCTCTCTTGACTGTTGCAAACTCAGCATCAAGTTCTTCGACAGATGCGACATAGGTAAATGTATCTTCAGGACTATTTCGACCACTCCATTTCTGGTTGTTCTCATCAATAGGTATTGCTTCGTCAAATATACCAGCATCAACAACAACTGTACCACTGATTGTAGTGTCTAGTTTTTTCATCTTACTATCGATGGTCGCAAGTACTTCGGAAGCTTCACTGATTTCTTTTTCTGGGATACCTCGTCTTCTAGCTTCATCTGTAATAGCGTTATTTAAATCGGATGCAGTTGGTTGTGGTTTCACATCCTCGAATACCTGTTTCATTGCAGCGGAAACTGTATTTGATTTGGTAACAAGTGTCTTTACTGCAGCTGCTTTCTCTGTGTCATCTCCCAAGGAGAACTGTTTCAGTATTGCCTTTCGTTCTGTTTCGGATGCAGAGACCCCGCCTGGCACTAAATTGTTAATGAAATTATTAGCAGCACCCGTCAGTCCTTCTCCTAAATTCTGTAAAACACCACCTAGTCCTTCACTAACCCTTCCATCGAACTCGTCAACAAAGTTATCAACATCATCAACGAAGTCCTTAACAACCGAAAGTTTATCGGTCAATCCTGTAGTTACGACATCACTTAAATCTGTGAATGATTTTAGTTCAGACTTTGCCTTATTGATTGTAGCTACCATACCCTGAATCTGCGTAGAGTTTACGACTTGGTCACCAACACCTTCAAGACCAGCAAAGAGTTCTCCTGTTGCGTCTTTAATACCCAATTCGATTTTGTCTTGGAACTCACCTATCTTATCATTCAAGTCTCTGATTGGTGCGAGTGCCTCTATTTCTGGTAATAGGTTACCAATACTCAATACCGATAGTGCAGCAGAAATCTTACCAAAAAACCCACCACTACTACCCAGACCTGTGGCGTTCTGTGCTTCTATGATAGAAGTGAATGCAGAGATATCTTCGAGTGATTTTTTGGTTGCACCCTCGACCAATGCGACACACTCCGCAATACTCTGAGGTGTGCCATCAGATATAGCCTCCATCCCAGAATTAGGGTTGTTACACTTGATAGCAGGAAGACCTGTTAATGATGTCATATCCGTTACAATACCATCACTATCTGTTTGTGATATGTTCGGTAATTTGATTCCACTGAGACTAGGCATCTTGTCGGTTAATGCACCGATACCCGCAGTAATAACTTCTTCAGCTGAACTAGCAGACTGTCCAAGTGTTTTAATACCACCCAAGACTTCTCCGTCAACCTTACCGACTAGGGTAGATGTCTTGACGAACACCTCATCAATTGCCTTATCCGCTTTTCCTTTGAAGAGTACATTCTGTGCCTCTTTCTTTCTTGCTTCAGAAACAAGGTTGAGATTTAAGTCTGCTTTCTTTAACTCTGCCATTAACCTATCCTATCCATCATACGACCAGCTGTTAATTCAATTTGTTTAGTCTTCTCAACATCACCAAGATAGTATTTTGCAATGATGTGACATATACCCTTCTCTTCAAGTCGTTTTGATTGTAACAATCTAATGTTTGCGGCCGTCTGTGAACCGTTTAGTTCGTATGCGACAAAAGATAGTTGGGTAAGAAACCTATCAAAACTAGGTGAAAACTTCTGTAAATCACTGTAACGATTTTGCGTAAAGTTCGCTAATCCTTTTGACTGGGGATTAACACTTGGTCGCATTCCCGAAGAAAAAGATAGAGCCGAGGTGAGACCAATGGATTGTTTTATAGAATATCCAAGATTCAAAAAGAATTTTACTGCGGTCTTCTCTCGTTGTAGTTTAACTAGGTTATTGATATTGCCAGTATTCTCGTTTTGTATATCGATTTCTTTTGGTTGTAGTACTTCAACAGTTCTTTCCCACAAAGTCTCTGGTTTGTTATCGTTTCCTATATCTTCCTTCTTCTGTCCAATTTGTTGACTAGTAGGAAACTCCACATGAGGAAGAGAACCCAATACGACAGGCGTCTGGGAATTCATGCCATCCATAAACATACCGAATACCAATGCGCTCGGTTGTAGTTGCGGCATTCTACCTATACCAGATACACCACCTTCTGTAGTGGGAACGACACATTGTGCCCATGGTAAGTCACTCTGAGGAATTAGTCTAGTCGATGGTGTGTGGAGACCGTGTACACGGATTCTTACCCGTCCTTCGAAACCGTATGGGGGTGATGCGTCAACAACAGTTGCAATGAACCATCGTGTGTTGTCACCATAGAACTCAGATAAAATCGGTTTCATTATGGAAGTCTCTCCAGTTTACACAGGTTCATTGACACTGTGTGTGAGGTTCCAGCAAAGGTGTGTCTTGTATCATATATGATAAAATCACCAGATTTGTTTTTGTCTATTAGGTCATCTTCGGTTGCTGCGTTCGATGACTCTACGTTATCGTTAACTACTTTTAGATTGATAACGTCACCGACCCCTGCTTTCGATACAATAAAACCCGCACCCTCTACCACAATATTTAACATATTCTTGTACAGATGATTTAGTATTGCACGACTCTCAAGTTTCTTTTTAAACTTAGTTCCGTCATGTTCATCGTGATAACTTTTATGTCTACCGTAAGTACCCGTAGAAGTGACTGTATGGTATACATGAGAGTTATACTCATCTACCTTAATACCGTCTACTTTGAATTCTCGGTCAAACACACCCTGATTGGCACCTATAATACTATCACTCTGTAGTCTATCTAGGACATTCCTTATAGTGTGATGAGTCTTAAATACCTGTCCAGTGTTTAAGTTTGTGTTCTGGTATGTTGCTCCGACTGCACCCTGTCTAATAAGATTCAGTGTGTTGGCCATCTTTGATGTCTTAATTGCCTTAATTGTAAAGGTCTTTTCAAATTCGGTTTGTGATTCTGCGTTCGATACGTTTGCGGGATTGAATGTGTATGGTAACTCTTTGTTAAACGCTTTTTGTGATAACATGGAGTCCAGATTACCCAGACGTAGATTGTTGTCGTGCATTGACGCATAGGTAAAGAATGGAGAACCTGTAACCGTAGTCGCACGTTTGGTCAACCAGTTAACCGCCTCGATTGGTGATAGGTTAGGAATGATTCCTTTCATATCACTTTGTAACGGAAGCGACCTTACTCCATTGGGTAGAAATAAGTATGACAAGTCTATATCAAGATTCATCTCTGTAGCCAACAACTTAATTAGAACCTCATCAATCCTTCCATTAAAAGATTTACTAATCTTCTTCAGACTAGATAAAAATGCGTGTTCATCCAATAGTGTGAATACATAGACACTTGATTTTCCGTTGTCATTAGACTTAACCGAACGTTCGATTCCTGTCATGGCAAAGGTGCGTTCAAATACTGTATCCAAATCATTGTCTACAGAAGACATCTTTATTCGAAACCTTTCGGTTCCCTGAAAGTTAATCTTATCAAACAATGCTTTGTCATCTAGTATAACAACCTGACCTGTTAGGTAGGGTTTATCCAGAGTTTCGAAGACATTGAATTCCGCAACAGAAGTTCTAATGTCGAATGAGTTTGCAGCAAAACCACCGAAACGGTCAGCCGTAATAGATGCTTCAGTTATCTTGAACTGTTGCGACTGTGATGGTTTAGACGCCATTAGGTTGCCTGTTTATGAAAGTTGTTGAACTCGGAAACGACCTTAGTGATAACATCGGGTCTTAAGACAACGATTTCTTTTAAGTCTTCGTTAGCCATGTTGAGTCTGTCCCTATATGTGACAGGTATCCAAAGCGCTGATGGGTTTGCAAAGTCGAACAACGGTAGGTCTTGGTAAACACCTTGGGAATCCATATAATGATGGATTGCATCATATTGTGTAGATTCTTTTACAAGTTGTGCGGTGTAGAAAGCACCCTCTTGACTGAGGTACTGAATACTCTCGGTTGGGCCAAAGTTGTTATCATCTACAGTATCAATAATCAATTGACCAAACTCTAAACGTCTTGCGACAATAGTTCCTACCGTATTACTAGTCGTACCAGTTACCGTAGTTCCTACAGGAAAGTTCGTTGCAATCTCATCATTCGTGGTTACTGTTCTATGCGGATACTTTGATATAGCAGTTGGAAGAATTTCGTGTGCGAGTACAGGCCATCCTTGTTGACGTATATCGTCATTTAACAAAAAGAATGTCCAATAGTAATCCGTTGTACCATATAACTTATAGGACAATGTGTCTGGTCTATCACCCGATACGATGGTGTATTGATTATAGAAAGATATGTTATCCTTTATACCATCAATCATGTCAACGTATTGGGTCAAGTCATTAAACATGACTGGTTTTTCGTTGTCACCAAATCTATATGCAACTGTATTAAAATTGCGGAAGTATTTTGTTGTCATTAGAATCCATCCTCTTCAACATCTTTTCTGTTGAGTGTTCGTGTTTCTTGGAAGGACAGCGACATCTCAATCTCTTGAAAATTACCATCAGAATGCATAGACATTGCAGTATTGTTATATGTTACACTAATATCTTTAAGAAAGCAAGGTTTAATTTTTGTTGCGATATCTTGACCGTCATACTCAACATCGATTCTAAATTTATTAGGAAACTTATAACCAATGGAGATTGAACTACCAGCAACCGTTAAGTTAATGTTTTCGGGATAGAGTTCTGTTCGGAATAACTTAATAATTTCTTTTACTTCCTCAGCTTCTTTTCTAGAGGATGGATAGAACTTAAACGCAAATGCAAACTCTCTGAGTGTAACAGACTTGAACAATACACGAGTGTTTGGATTTGATGTTACGCCTGTTGCAGACCTGAATGCTCCTGATATCTCATCAGGAAAATTACTCATTATTTTTACGGTGGCAAGTTTTGCAACATCAGCGTTAGCGTTACCCGACAATCCAGAAGTCAGTGTTTTGAATCCACCTTCAATCATTCCCCTTATCGCACCTTCTCCACTCTTCAATCCAGCTTCTGCCGCACCACCCATTGCACCCAAGTCCATGTTATCATAACCAACGTTATCACGGTACTGTAGTCCTACGGGAAGATATAAAGATACCTTTCTACCAACAGCCGACAATCCTTTAGGTTTAGTTACTGGTTGTGTTTTTGAATCCTCACCCTTGAACGCAGTATTTCCTGTTTGTATTTCTTCGGGGTTATCTGTACCAATAGATGATGCAATGGCTGTTACCGCAGTTGTACCAAGTTCAACAACGGTAGAAAGTGCGTTACCAATATCAGTCTCCGCTTCTTCCATCACATTAAAGATGAGTCTACCTTTATAGTCATCGGCATTATTCAATGGATACTCAAGGTCTTTTAACTTTAAATTTTCTTTTACTGCCTGAGTATCTTGTCCGCCAACGATTTTGCGTGGTTCTCGGCCTTCTGCTACAGCATTCTTGTTTTCTGCTATCTGTCGCAATGCGATTGTCTGGTCTTCTGTTATTGGTGCCGTAGCCATGCTTACCTGTCCTATAAATACATCTATGGTTTTCTTTTATTTATAAGGTTTTTATGGCATATTCGGGCAGATACAAGGTAAAAAATCCAGAGAAATATGAAGGCGACCACACTAAGGTTACCTATCGTTCTCTGTGGGAGAAACACGCATTTCGTTGGGCGGATGATAATCCAGATTTGGCAAAGTGGTCTTCCGAAGAAGTCATTATACCATACTTATATGAAGTAGACAAGCGTTATCATAGATATTTTATGGATTTAAAGTTATCTTATAAGGATGGTAGAACGTACTTGGTCGAGATTAAACCTGAGAAGGAAACTAGGATACCAGCTGGTGACCGTAGGACTAGAAGATTCATATCGGAAAGTATGACCTATGTTAAGAATATAAATAAGTGGGAAGCTGCAAATGTGTACGCACAAGACCGAGGATGGAAGTTCGTCATATGGACAGAGAAGAACGAACCCCTGAAGAGTCTTATTCCCAAATCAACAAAACCCCTGAAACCATTAGGCAAAACATTAAGACCTTTTAGGAAAAAACGTAAGAAATGAACCATGCTTTAATTTTGACTGGGGCTAGTTTTTCGTATCCCGAAGATTATCATATTACAGAAGTACCCGTAAGGGGAACAGGGGCACATAGAATTGCCTCACATATGAGGGAGACTGGTGAGTGGGACATCGAAGTTTTAGACTTCGTAGATGCGTGGACTATCGAAGAACTAAAAGACTTTGTTGATAGTCGGGTTTCTAGTAGTACCAAGTGGATAGGGTTTAGTGTCTTCTTTACTTATTCACCTTTCAGTGAGTTGACCATTGTTACAAAACACAATGCGATAGCAAAATACGTAAAAGAAAAGTATCCGTGGATTAAGACTGTTGTCGGTGCCAATAAACTAGTGAATGTTGTACGTCATAGACATATGGATTACTATTCTATAGGTAACGGTGAACACGCAATAACTGCCCTATGTGAGTACTTTGTCGGTAGAA